GGCGAGCTGTACGGTTAGGGGAAGCAGTGAGGGTGACCGACTTGTGTGGTAGTTGGATGACCATTGCTGCTTTCGCACCGTATGGTTAAGAGGCAGACAGCATGGCTTTTTTCATGTTTGCATAGAACCCTCCTTTCTACTTGGGCACAAGACTGCTGGCCGTTCCTATAAGCAGCCGGGAATGGTTGAGGCCTGGAAGTAAGCAGGGCCGTGAAAATCGGCAACGAGGTTCCACAGATTAACTGGATTGATCGCGCGGCATATCCGCGAGGGTGAAGGTTCGAGCCCTTCTGGAACCTCCTATATCGCAAGGTGGAGCAGTTGGTAGCTCGTCAGGCTCATGACCTGGAGGCCGAAGGTTCGAATCCTTCCCTTGCACCCAATGGGTTACCCCCTTTTCACATCACCTTCTTCATCACTGGGCAGGTCCCGGATTAATCCTTTGCGAGTCATGGGGATCCGGGAACTGTTCAGGGGTGGGGATGGGAAGAAAGGAAACGTATGCAGGACTACGCAAAGATCACGCGGGACGGCAGGGTTATCTGCCCGAAGTGCGGAAGATATTTCGGCAAAGCTCTTTACGGGGCGAGGGCACGGGGGATAGAATTCTGGTGCCCGAACTGCAAGAGGCCGGTCCTGCTTAAGATCAACGAATAAGCGCGGTCAATGGCAGTTTGAGGGCCGACCGCCGAAATGAGCCTTTAAGGACGCAGACAGATCATGTATCTGTCGAGCGTCCTTTTTTTATTTGCGATCACGGTGCAGACCAGCACTGTTGAGATAGATACAAACACTTAATCTGAACCGCCGACCATAGCGGAGAAAGAGAGCGACAAATGGACAACGAAAACACCATGCAGACCGAATCTTCAGAAGAACTCGAGACGTCGGGAGCTTTTGACGAAGGCTGGGATGATGGAGAAGAAACCGTTTTTGCAGGCGACGGCCAGCAGGACGGCGAAGACTCCGACGACGACCGGGAAACTGACGAGGGAAGCGAGGGCGAGGAAGCAGATGCAGACCAGCATGAAGCTGCCGGACCTGAAGGTGAACAGACCGACGGCGATGAGAGCGAAGATGCGGCAGAGGGAAAAGAGACTAACCCCGACCAGGGCGACTCCTTTGAACTCCGGTATCTTGGCGAAAACAGAACCGTCAACAGAGACGAAGTAATCAAACTTGCCCAGCAGGGCATGGACTACCAGCGAATCCGGGAGAAGTGGGACGGCGTCAAAGACGACATCCCGAAGCTCAGGATGTACGAAGGCTTTCTGAAAGAACTGGCTGAGTCCCGGGGCGGGGACATTGATTCCCTGATCGACGAGACGAGGACGCGGAGCCTGATAGCCAAGGCGAAAGCGGCGGGGAAAGAACTTTCCGCGTCTGCGGCGGCGGCACAGGCGGTGCAGGCCAGGATCAAAGCAATGGAGCCGGAAGAGGCCAAACAGCAGAAAGACAGCGAAGAAGAGGCAATGGCCAAACGCCGTGCTTCTGTGGATCGATTCCTTGGCATCTACGGCAACAGCGTGAAAGCTGAAGACATCCCGAAAGAAGTGTGGGATGAGGCCGAGAAAATCGGCGACCTCACCATTGCGTATCAGAGATACACATCCGGAAAGCTGGAGCAGGAGAATAAACGCCTGAAAGATGAAATCGAGCAGGCGAAACAGCACCAAAAAAACAAGGAGCGTTCCATGGGAAGCTCTCGGTCTGTTGGCTCCGGTGCGGCTAAAGACCCGTTTGATGAGGGCTGGGACGAGTCCTGATTCCAGGAGTTGAATAATAATGCCTCATAATTTTGAGTCCAAAGCCGCGAAGAAACTTGTCGAGGCTTTTTCGCATGAATCCTTTACCGAAGGCGTCTTCACCAACCAGTACGACTGGGAAGGCGTAGACACCATCCGTCTTCGTTCCGTCGTGAGCTATCCGCTCACCCAGTACAACTGGCAGGATGTGACCGGCGCGTCCCGTTTCGGTCCCCTGATCGAAGTTGAAGACGAGATCCAGCCGCTTACCATCACTCAGGATTATGCCTATAACCTGGCGATTGATAAGCGCAACAACACCAGTACTCTTATGGAGAAGGCCGCAGGCTCCATTGCCTCCCGCCAGATCCGTGAGCGGCTGATCCCGCAGGAAGACATCTATCGTCTGAACGCGATTGCAACCGGCAACGGTGTGACCGGCTTCGGCGGTGCAGGCGGCGGCACCATCAAGAACAACGTCAGCCTGACCAAGACCAATGCTCTGGCCACCATCTTCGGCCACGGCGCTGAGATGAGCAACCTTCTTGTCCCCAAGAAGAACCGCGTGCTATTCATCGGCGAGACCGCTTCCCTGAACGTGAAGCTGGCCGATCAGATCGTCGGTACTGGTGCGACTGTCCAGAACATGGCCGGTCAGATCATCAAGAGCGGTGAGCTCGGCACCTTCAACCAGATGCACATCGTGGAAGTTCCCGACAACTACCTGCCGCAGCACTGCCTGTACATGATCGTTCTGAAGGACGCTGTGGTCTCCCCGACCAAGATCAAGACCATGCGTATCCTGAACGAGCATCCGGACATCGACGGTGCAGTTGCCCAAGGCCGCTTCCTCTATGACTGCTTTGTCATTGCCAAGCGTGCCAACGGCGTTCTCGTTGCCTACGACAACTAATCACGCAACACACCATAAAGCCCTCGGGAGACCGGGGGCTTTTCCCCTATAAGGAGGAAGATCAAGACAATGATTCAGATTACAGCCGACACGCGAAGAGCGGTCGTTACAAATAAAGAACTTTTAACTGTAGGCTCTGCCGGGATTCAGGTGCAGTTCACGCTGTCGGAAGACTGGGATACCCTCAGCAAGCTTGCCGTGTTCAGAGTCGGTGACGATGGCACAAAGGTAGATGTGGTGCTTGGCGAGAGCCTCACCTGCGTTGTGCCACCCGAAGTTCTGACACAGGAGGACGAAGTCCTATTCATCGGCATTTACGGAAGCAACGGGCAGGGCACAGTCATTATCCCGACTGTCTGGGCGTCTGCCGGTGTTGTGAAGCCCGGCACGGAACCGAATACTCCTGCGGAATCTCAGCCTACTCCTGAAATCTGGGCGCAGATTCTGAGCGTGGCGAATGACGCGGAGCAGACGGCGACTGAGGCCATGAGCGCAGTAGAAGCCGGACTGCAAGACCTGTCTACGCTTGAAGGAAACGTTGAGACTGCCGAAGCCCAGCGCGTTGTCAATGAGCAGGACAGAGTCGCGGCCGAACAGCAGAGAGTTCTTGCCGAGAACAACCGGGAAGCAGCTGAGAACACAAGAGCGTCAACTGAAACAGTTCGAGTCAATGCAGAAACAAGCAGAGTAACTGCGGAAGCAGGACGTGTATCTGCTGAGAATGCGAGAGTATCTGCCGAGGCGGCCCGGGTTACTGCCGAAGAAGGAAGAGTTGCTGCTGAAGAGAACAGGGAAGCGCACTATGCCGAGTATGTAACCACTGTACAGGGCTATGCTAATGCAGCCAGCGCTTCTGCAACGTCTGCGGCAGGATCAGCTACAGATGCAGCTTCTTCTGCAAGCTCTGCGTCAACCTCTGCCGGGCAGGCAGCGTCGTCTGCCTCTTCTGCATCGACAAGCGCATCTCAGGCATCAAACAGCGCATCGTCTGCGAGTACATCTGCCACAACTGCTTCGAATGCTGCCACAACTGCCACAACGCAGGCTGGGATCGCAACCACGAAAGCTGGTGAAGCTGCTCAGAGTGCAACAGCCGCAAGCGGAAGCGCAACAGCGGCGGCAAGTGCCAAGACCGATGCTGAAGCGGCTCAGGCGGCGGCTGAAGAAGCTGCTGAATCCATCGAAGAAAGTGCCGCTCAGATCACTCAGAACACTCAGGACATTTCTGACGCAAAGAACGCAATTAGTCAGAAAGCCCCTGTCATTATCAACACCGCATCGGGTGACATCGTAACGTTTGACGATGGAGCGGACGGGATGCCGATTAAGCACCTTGTGGCTTCCATCGAGGCGGTGCAAAGCGGCACAGGCGATCCGAGTCCGAGCAATGTGCGTCCGATCACAGGCTGGACGGG